CGCCGGGCACGCCAATCATCGAAAAAGAGCTCACCGAACGCTATGGCATCAGCCGTACCCCAGTCCGCGAGGCTGTCCTGCGGCTGGCCGAAGACCGCCTGGTCGATGTCGTGCCGAAATCGGGAACATTCGTGGCGCGCATTCCGCTCTCGCTCGTAAGGGAAGCGATCGTTGCGCGCCGTGCGCTTGAGCAAGTCACCGTGCGCGCCGCCACGAAGCGCGCGAGCGAAAGCCAGCTCATGGAAATCCGCGCGATCATTCAGCGTCAGCAGGAAACAGCAGAGGGGGGAAACAACGAAGCGTTTCACCGCGCCGACGAGGATTTTCACGCCGCCGTGGCCGCCGCGGGACGACACCCTGGCCTATGGGAGATCATTCAGCAGATCCGCATCCAGGTCGAGCGCTACCGCCGCTTGACGCTGCCGCAGCAGGGTCGCATGGATCTCATCGTCAAGGAACACACCGCCGTTCTCGATGCGATTGCCCGGCGCGACGCCGATCAAGCGGTCGAGCGCATGAACGATCATCTGAACAAGCTACGACTCGATATCGCGGTATTTCGCGATCTGTGGCCGAATTATTTCATCTATGACCCGGCGGTCGATGACGACCCGCTCGCGGATTAGTCTGGCGTAGCGGTCTTTCCGGCGTTCGATACGGCAAGCGATGCTGCCGTCTCCGGCCTGCCTGTCAGCATCTCGATGCCGACGCGCAGCGCTTCGCAATAGATGCGCAATTCCTTCACCATGTCCGCCGCTTCGTTCATTGATACGCTCGCTCATCTAATGCGCCGTCACTATACACAGCCTAAAGCGCACTAAAACAGCGTAGACGCATTAATAGTGCAATCGATCATTAATCATCGTTGCTGAGCACTCAGACGGCGCGGATGATGATTAGACGGTCCCCATCGTCAGCCCAATGCCGCGCCGCGCGGGCGCTGCTCAACATTACGCAGGATGAGCCTTCAAAGCTTTTCCGGCGTCTCCAAGCGGGCGATTGCAGGCTTTGAGGCGGGTGAGACTCGGCCTATGCGTATGAATCTGGAGGCGATCCGGCAGACGCTGGAAAAGCTGGGTGTGGAGTTCACCGAGGGTGATGGGGTGAAGCGACGGGAAGGTTAAATAATGAGCGACTACGGCGAAGACACCTGGACGCGACGCATGATGGAAGATGAAGCGCTTCATAGAGAGTCAGAACGCTCACGCAAACGTTTGATGGCAATTGTATCGATCAGCGCAGCTCTCACCGGCGGCGGATTAGGATATATTTATCAGTCAAATGTATCCATTGACGATATCCAAAGAAAAAACGTCACTATTGACTATCATTTAAAAATGCTTGAGGACACAAAGAAAAACCTAAATGCATTAACTGAATACGTAGAAAACCAATCCACGAGGCTCCGGTCAACGAATGAACTCCTTACGGAATTAGAAAAACAACGCGATAGACTAAAGCCATTATTGGAAACGGAACTTGATACTGTAAATGCACTTTTTCGTGCTCAAGATGAACGGCTTAGATCGCAGCGAATTTGGGATATCATCATCGCCTTTTTGAGCGGCATCCTTGCCTCAATTTTCGCGACGGCATTATGGACATTGTTAACCGATCGTCTGTGGAAGCGGCAGAAAAGGCAGCAAAGAACGATCGCTAAGTAAGTAAGAGTTCTAAACGCCCATTCAAAAAGCCGTTGCTGCTACCCGGCATTTCGCCGCTGGGGGAATGGCCAAAATCATTGATGATTTTATTGGTCGGAGTGAGAGGATTCGAACCTCCGACCCCCTGCTCCCGAACTAGCGAGCCGCAAATGAAACAAGCCGCCATAAGAGAGAAAAACCGGCAAAAACAACGCTATTTCCAGCTAGGCCCTCTGTTGATATGGACATAAATTGACAAAGATGCAATTAAATGCGGTGACGAGGAAGTGACGAGAGGGAGTCACTATGCCGCTGATCGTTGCCGGAATGGAAAACGAAGTCCAGGTTCCCGCAGGACGCACCAGCGCTCTGATTTTCGATAGCAAACTACGCGGCTTCTTTCTGCGCGTGGCGGCAACCGGCGCGTCAACTTATGGCGTCGATTATCGCGCGGCCGGCAAGCGCCGCCGCGTCAGTCTCGGGCCGACAGGTGGCGCTACCACGCTGACGGCGGCCAGGCGCTCGGCAGAAACGATCCTCCACAAGGCAAAGCTTGGCGTCGATCACCTTGAGGAAAAGCAGGAGCGTGCGAAATCTGCCTCGCAGCGGATCGGCCCCCTGATCGATGAGTTTCTCGACGAGCGAAAGGGCGCTCTGCGGCCGAAGACGCACAGCGAGTGGAGCCGCTACCTTCAACGGTATTTCGCGCCCCTGCATCGCACGCCTGCGGGCCAGTTGGCGAAGCGCGACGTCATCGCCGAAATTGAGCGGATCGCCAAGGCGCATGGTGGCGCAAGTGCCGACAGGGCGAAAACAGCACTTTGCGCATTCCTGGCGTGGTGCTGCGAATCCGAAATTCTTGAAGAAAACCCGGCGCTCGACATTTCACGGCGTGCGAAGGGCTCGCCAAGAACGCGAGTATTGGAAGATTCCGAGATCGCGGAAATTTGGCGGCATGCTGGCGATGACGACCATGGCCAGATTATTCGACTGTTGCTGTTGACTGCCTGCAGGCGGGATGAAATTGCCAAATTAAAGTGGAGCGAAATTAATCTCGAAAAACAGCAATTAATATTGCCGCCGGACAGAACGAAAAATGCGGCCGGATTAATTCAACCTCTTTCAAAATTTGCAGTCGAGATTATCGAGGCGATTCCGATCATTGCAGACAAGAATGCGGTTTTTGGATTGGGCGAGTCCGGCTTCTCCGGTTTCTCCAGATCGAAGGCGCGTCTCGACGGGCGAATTTCAAAGGCGAGGAAATCTGCGGGCGCGCCGGAAATTCAATCGTGGGTTTTGCATGATTTTCGTAGAACCGTCGCGAGCGGAATGGCGCGGCTGGGAATTTCAGAAAATATTTGCGACCGAATATTAAATCATACACAAATTGGCCAGCAATCGGATGTCGCGCGAATATACCAGAAATATAATTTTCTGCCGGAGATTGCCGAAGCTCTCGAAAAATGGAGCGAACACTTGCGACGCACTGTCGGTTGACTGCTTCGCGGAAGGCGATTGAAGTTGACGTTTGTCAACATATTGCTTTAACTCAGATTTTTTCAAACTGTCCGCGTTTTGTTCTTGACTCAATGTGCGCGCTTCCTTACCTTAATGCACAGATGAAGTGTGCGTTCTGGGGTTCTGAGACGGATTTTTTTCTTGAAATCACGCCCGTGCTGCGCGCCGGTATGGCCGCGCTTGGGTGCGTCAAACGGAATCGCCATGAGCAACACATCGCTTGTGCGGAAGCGCCGCACATTTCTCACCCGCCAGCAGCTCGCCGAACGCTGGTCCGTCTGTGATCGGACAGTCGATCGCATGGCCCGGACGATCGATGAATTCCCAAAGCCCGTTCGAATATCCGGCCGGCGGCTGCTCTGGCCCGAAGACGTGATTCTCGCGTTCGAAGACACGCGAAAAGACGCCTAAAGCGGGCAATCTCAATGAAATTCGATGTTTCCGCCGAGGGCGGAATTGCGGCCGGGCGCATGGCGATTGTGCGTGCCCTGATCGCTGCCACACCGCCAAAGCCTGATCCGTTTTTCACGCTGAAATTCAGCAATGGCGCAAGGGCGTATCTGCCACGCGGGCGGTGGGCGGAATGCTTGTGTCTATGGCATTCGGCGGGATGCATTCTCGCTGAGTCCGAAGGCGTATTTTTTGTCGACTTGAATCCCGAACAGTCTGATGCGCTTCGATCAGGGAAAGGATTTTTAGCCGCGCGCCCGACGCTTACAGTCATGCTTGTCGGCGATCTGCTGCCTTGGGGGCGCGCATGAGCGGCTACCTCACCGAAACGAAAGTGCTCATTGCCGGGCGGATGCGCGAGATCACGGACAGGCTCGGAATCGACGCCAGCGCATACCGGCGGCATGTCACATGCCCGATGCCCGGACATGGCGGCAAGGGCGATTTTCGCTGCGATGAGCGCAAGGACAGGGCTTTCTGCACTTGCGGAACATTCGACAGCATCGACCTTGCCCAAGCCCTTCTCGGGTTTCCCGATCTTCTGGAGGCCGCGGACTGGTGCCGCGAGGCCATAGGCGAGCCGGGGCGCGGAAAGCGGCCAGAGACGCCGGAGGAACGCGCACAGCGCCAAAGGCGGCTTGAGGCGGCAAGGGTCGAAGCAGAACGCCGACAGGAGCAGCAAGAGCGGGAAGACGCCGAAGAGAACCGGCGCCGGGTTCTCTATGTCCGCAATGTGCTATGGGCGAGCGCCTTGCCGGCCATCGCGACACCGGTCGAGCGCTATCTGAATTCGCGCGCCACCCATACCATTCCGCCGACGGTGCGCTTTCTGCCCGAATATGGTGAGGGCAAGCACCCGGCCATGATCGTCCCGTTCGGCGTCGCGGAAGAGCCGGAGCCCGGAGAGTATCGCATCCGCCAGCGCGCCATTACCGGAGCGCATATCACGCTTCTGACGCCAGACGGTCGCAAGGCCACCTTTCTCGTACAGCATCCGCTCTGCATCATGTGCCGTCATCATGGAAAGCTGACGCGCGCAACAGTGGTTGACCATATCATCAAGCACAACGGCGACCCGGTGATATTCTGGGATAAAACCAAGTGGCAATCCCTATGCCAACCACATCACGACATCACGAAACAAGCCCAGGAAAAGAGCGGCAAACTTTCCGGCGTTGATGTGGAAGGCAGGCCAACCCATCCCGATCACCCCTGGAACAAAAAATGTTCCGACGGGGGAGGGTCTTAAGCAAATCCGGTGCGAACTGGACACCGGCGCGCTTCCTGCAAAATCACTCAATGCGGTTTTGGCGACCGGAGATCGGTTTTAAACCAAGGGTTTAACCATGTCGGTAACATCCGTAATCATCGGCGGCGATGGCGAGCCGGTCGAACCGGACTGGCAGCTTATCTATGTGCACGAAGACGATCTTGAGATTGCCCGCGCGCAGTGGGGCGAAGTCATCCGCGAAATGCGCGATGCCCAAATCCTGACTGTGGCGAACGGCCATGCGATCCGCAGGCTGATAGATTTCCGGATCGCATATGAGCGCGCATCCCGGCATGTCGCCGAGCATGGGCCGGTATTCGCGCCGAAGTCGAAGCGTTCGAAACAAGGCCAGTGGAATCCGCAGTGGGGCGTGATGCGTCACGCCGAAGAAGCCATCCGCCATCTGGAAACCGAGCTGGGCATTTCGCCGTTACGGCGTAACAGGGCCGGGAAAGTGCAGAAGCGTGATCGGAAAGCGCGGGCGAGCGACGCCTACCTCTCGAAAAAGACGGCCTGACGATCCGGCGACACGGTGGGCGCTTGACGTTATCGAGGGGCGCATCATTGCAGGCGAGCATGTCCTGGCAGCCTGCCAGCGCCATCTTGACGACCTGAAGGACGGTCACAAGCGCGGGCTGGTGTGGAACCCGGAAAAGGCGCAGCACGCGCTGAACTTCTTTCCGGCATGCTTGACTGTCACGGCAGGTGCGCATGAGGGCCGACCTTTCGAGCTTCTGCCCTGGCATCAATTTGTTGCTGGCTCGCTGTTCGGCTGGCAGAAGGTGAGCGGCAGGCTGCGCTTCCGCCGCGCTTGGATGGAGACCGGCAAAGGGCAGGCGAAAAGCCCGTTCATGGCGGCAATTGGTCTGTATCTGACCGGATTTTACGGCGTCAAGCGCGCCGAAGCCTACGCCATCGGCGAAACGCGCCATGTGTCGAATGTTCTGTTCCGCGATGCCGTGGCGATGTGCCGGGCTCCAATACCGGGCGGCGACGAAGGCGACACGCTGGAGGCGCGCGGCGAATTCATTTTGCGTGGCACGCTTGACAACACATGGAAGATCGAGCACCCGGCGACGGCCTCGAAATTCCAGGCGCTTGCGAACGGCGAATCCATTTCTGGGCCCAGGCCGACCGCGGTGCTGGCCGATGAGATTCACGAGTTCAAGGACGCCGGTCCGCTGGAGGTCTGGCAACGGGCAATCACGAAGATGCCGGGCGACGCCATGATGATCCTTGGCACCAATACGCCAGCGTCTACGCAGCTTGTCGGCACGGCCTACAGCGAGTTTTTCCAGCGCGTTGCCAAGGGCGAAGTTGATGACGACGAAGCTTTCAGTTTCATCGCCCGCGTAGACAAGGCCGACGTTGAAACGGTTTTCGAGAACGAGGGTTGTTGGCAGAAAGCGCTTCCGGCGCTCGATGTGACCTTTCCGCGCGAGAATATCCGGGGAGAAGTCGCAACGGCGAAAGTGCTGCTTTCGACCGCGATGAGCGTCAAGCGCCTCTATTTCGGCATCCCGACCGGCGCGGTTGATTTCTGGATTGACGAGGATAGCTGGGCATCGGTGCAAAACGTCGTTGATCCTGACGAGATGCGCGGGCTTCCGTGCTGGCTGGCGCTGGACCTTAGCCAGAAGAACGACCTGACAAGCCTCACAGCGGTCTGGAAAGACGAGCATGGCCACCTATGGGCCTTCACATGGTACTGGACGACGAAGCAGGGGCTTGAGGACCGGGCGAAGCGGGACAACGCCCCTTATCCGCTATGGGCTGCTGAAGGCCATCTGACGCCGGTTCCCGGCGCTGTGATCGACAAGACATTCGTTGCGGCAAAGGTTGCGGAAATCGTCGCGGCTCATGATGTCGAATGCCTGGCTTTCGACCCGGCCGGCATCGGCGATTTCATCAAGTCATGTGACGAGATCGGTTTTGACGTGTGGCGCTATGAGGGACCGGACAAGCCCGAAGGGCGCGGCCTGAAATGCATGTCTCACGCCCAAGGAACGCGCGTCATTTTCGAAGACAAACAACTGTGCATGCCGCGCTCGGTCGAGCGGCTTGAAGACGCGATCCTGCATAAGCGGATCACAATCGACAATTCGCCGGTGACATACTCATGCGCGGCCAATGCGGCGCTGATCGCTGACGGCATGAAAAATCGGGCTTTCGACAAGAAACGCAGCCGGGGCCGGATTGACGGCCTCGTGACGCTCGCAATGGCGACCGGGGCCGCGACTATCACGATCGAGGGCAACCGCCAGTTCATCACCGGAAGGGTGAGGGTTCTGTGAAATTCGGACCTTTTGAAATCAGCCTCTCGCGCAAGTCGGCGGAAACGCTGACGCTCGATCAATTGATCGGCAGGTTGCGCGCGGCGCACGAGACGTTCTCGGCTGTGACCGTCACGCCAGAGAACTGCATGGAATCACCGACGGTGAACGCCATCGTCACGGCGGTTTCCAGGCGCATTTCCGTGCTGCCTGTAAGGGTCATGCGGCGCGTTGAGGTCAAGCCGGAAGACGGGACCGAGCAAGAGCCGAGCACCCGCCGAACCCGCAAGGCGGAACTGCCGAACCATCCGGTTCAGAAACTGCTCGAAAATCCAAACCGCTGGCAGGATCGTGTGACCTTCTGGCAGGACGCGACAAGCGCGCTTTTGCGGCACGGGAATTTCTACGCCTACAAGTCGCGCGGCCAGACCGGGCCAATCCGGGAGCTTCTGCCGCTTCATTCGGGCAGCGTGTCCGTCGATCAGGATCTGGATTCTCTGGACCTCACCTATCGGGCCACGCTGACGAACGGTGGTTATCGCGAATTCCGCGTTCCCGAGATCATGCATGCGCGCAGTGCGGCGCGGAATCTGATCAGGGGCGACTCGCCCGTTCACGACATCCGCGAGGCCATCGGCCTGGAGATCACGGCGGAACGCATGGGCGCTTCCGTGTTCGGCAATTCGGCCATGCCGTCGATCGTCTTCAAACACGGTGCGCTCTCGCGCGGCTTCAAGACCGAAGAGGAAGAGAAAAAATTCATCGATGATTTTCAGGCCGTCTATGCGAAGCGTGGCCGGTTCAAGTCCATGATGCTGCCTTTCGGCCTGGATATCGACAGCTTCGGCATCGACAACGAAAAGGCGCAGTTTCTCGCAACCAGGCAATATCAGCGCACGGTCATTGCGGGCGCGTTCGGCGTGCCGCCGCATATGGTCGGCGATCTCTCGCGCGGCACCTTCAACAACGTTGAATCTCAATCGCTGGATTTCTCAATCAACGTCGTTGTGCCTTATGCGCGGATTTTCGAGGCGGCAATGGAGCGCTCGCTTCTGACGGACGAGGACCGGCGCGGCGGTGTGATTATCCGCTTCGATCTCGACGCGGCCATTCGCGGATCGTTCAAGGAACGGCAGGAGGGCCTGAAGATTCAGCGTGAAATGGGCGTCATCAGTCCGAATGACTGGCGCGAGCACGAAAACATGAACCCGATCAGCAAAGAGGACGGGGGCGAAACCTATTGGGTGAAAGGACCATCCGGCCAAGGCGCGGACCCGCAAGGCGAACAACCTCCACCGCCCGTTGATGGCAGCAATCCAGACGAGGAACAGGGCGACAATGACGCAAACGCTTGATTTTGCGCTTGAGGCGCTCTCTGACCGCGAATTTTCCGGTCACGGGGCCGTCTTCGGCAATGCCGACCTTGGCGGAGACATCATCGTTCCGGGCGCGTTTAAACGCTCTTTGTCGGCCCATAAGCGCGCCGGTTCCTTGCCGGTAATGCTCTGGATGCACCAGCCCGACCAGGTGGCGGGCGCATGGCTTGACATGAACGAGGACGAGGACGGGCTGAAGGTGCGCGGTGAGTTGGCTGATACGCAGCTCGGCAACGAAATGCGCACGCTGCTCAAGATGAAAGCCGTCCGCGGACTCTCGATCGGTTTCCAGACAAAGGACTTTGACTTCGACCGCAGCGGCCATCGGCTTTTGAAGGAAGTCGAACTGTTTGAGGTTTCCATCGTCAGCATGGCGATGAACCCGCTGGCCAAGGTCGAGGCGGTGAAATCGCGGTTGTCCGATATGGGCGAATACGTGCCCACGGAAAGAGAATTCGAGCGCAGCTTGCGAGATGCAGGCTACAGCCGAAAAGTGGCCAAGGTTCTTACGGCCAAAGTGTTCGACGACGAGATGGACAGCGGGACGCTGGGCTTCTCTCGACTGCGGGATGCAGGACATGTCGAGAACGAAGACGAAGCCGAGTTGCTCAAGGCGATCAACCGATACACGGACAAGATCGGCGCGGCGGCTCTCTCCCGATAATCCATTGAAAAGGAAATGCTCGCATGAGCACGTTTCTCGAAATCAAGGGCGCGATCGACAAGCAGATGGAAGCTTTCGAGGCGTTCAAGGCAACCAACGACGCGCGCTTGAAGGCGATCGAAAAGGGCGACGGCGGCGAGGCCAAGCAGTTGGCCGAGAAGCTGGAACGCATCGAGGGCGATGTGTCGAAGTGGTCCAATCTGAAAGCCCAGATCGAAAAGGAGCACGAGTTTCAGAAAGAGCGCATCGAAGCTCTGGAGGCGAAGGCATCCAACCCGAAAAAGACGGCGCATGAAGTCCTGAAGGACGAATACGAAACGACATTCGTCGATTGGGTGCGGGCGCGCGGCCAGAACGCTGAGCTTTCTGCGAAGATGCAGAGCATCGGCCGGAAGGCGATGGAGTTCAAGGATGTGACGATCGGCTCTCCCGCCGGTGGCGGTTATGCCGTTCCGGAAGAGATCAGCCGGATGATCGAGAAAATGGAGCTTCTGTTTTCGCCGGTCCGCTCGCTGGTCAAGGTCGTGCAGTCCGGCACCAGCGATTACAAGGAACTGGTCAGCCTTCGCGGCGCTGCTTCCGGCTGGGTGGGTGAATCGGACAGCCGCACCAAGACTGACACGTCAACCTTGCGGGAAGTCGTGCCGACCCATGGCGAGCTTTATGCCTATCCGCAGGCGTCTGAGTGGTCACTGGATGATATGTTCTTCAACGTCCAGAACTGGCTTGCCGAGGAAACGGCGCAAGAGTTCGCTTACCAGGAAGGTCTGGCAGTCATCGACGGCAACGGCACCAACAAGCCGACCGGCATGCTGAACACCGACCCAGTAACGACTGCGGACTTTGCGTCTCCGCTTCGCTCGCCGGTAGTCTATCAGTATATTGCCAGCGATACCGATCTGGACGACTCGCCAGCCGCTCCCGGAGTCCGGTCTGATAGCCTGATCGATCTGGTCTATGCGCTCAACAGCGCATATCGGGCCGGTGCAACCTGGACGATGAATTCGGCAACAACCGGCGCGGTTCGCAAGCTGAAAACTGCGGATGGCGTCTACCATTGGCAGCCCAGCCTTCAGATTGGGCAGCCTGCCATGCTGCTGGGATATCCGGTGGCAACATGGGAGCAGATGCCCGACATCGCGGCGGGTGCGTTCCCGATCGGCTTCGGCAACTGGCGGCGTGCTTACACGCTGGTCGATCGCGTCGGGCTGCGGATCACGGTCGACAACGGCATCACGGCACCTGGATTCGTGAAGTTTTACCTTCGCCGTCGCGAAGGTGGGATCATCACGAACAATGATGCTGCCAAATTCCTCCGCACGATTCAGTAATGGAGATGAGGGGCGGCGAAAGCCGCCTCTCTTGCGCCGATGGCAACAATGAAAATTCTCAGGTTGACGCGCCCGTGGCCGGCGCCGACTCGCATCGTGCCGCCGGGTGATTACCGCATCCCGCATGACATGAGTCTGGTGATGGCGCGCTGTGCGCGGGCAGACGGGGCCGGGGAGATCGTAGAGGCAGCCAGCTTTCAAGCAACTTCCCGCAAGGCTCCCGCTCCCGAAAATAAAGCCGTACACGGAACTGAGGAAAATAAATCCGAGATGGGCGGGGCAGACGGTGATAGTCGCGGCCAGCGGGCCAAGCCTCGATCAAAGCCAAGCCGACCGCGCACGAGAAAGCTGCCTGCCGACAATAGCGGTCAATGACGCTTACCGGCTTTTGCCGTTCGCTGAGGTTCTGTATGCGTGCGATTCCGCATGGTGGCGCGTTCACAAGGGCGCTCCCGATTTCGAGGGCGAAAAATGGTCAAGCCACGGCACGAGCGGACGCACACGGCACAATGACAAGTTTGCGGACGCCGAAGCCTACGGCCTGAACCTGATCAAGGGGCAGGACGGCACCGGCTTTTCGCTCGATCCTGACATCATCCACTACGGCAGCAACGGCGGCTTTCAGGCCGTCAACATGGCCGGGCACTTCATCGGCTGGAGCGGCTGCATCGTCCTGATCGGTTTCAACCTGGGGGCCGTGAACGGTCAGGCGCATTTCTTCGGCAAGCATCCGAAGGGACTGCGCAACACGGCGAATTATCAGAATTTCATTGAGGCTTTCGAGCGCGCGGCAAAAAAGTTGCCGCCTGGCATCACGATCCTGAACGCCACGCCGAACAGCGCCTTGAAATGCTTTCCGAAAGTCAATCTTGATGACGCTCTTGAATCCATTGCGGCTTGAAGTTTCGGCGCTGGACGCTTCGCCCTTCCCGCTCGATCTCGCGGCGGTGAAGCAGCACCTGGCCGTTGACGACACGGACAGCGACGAGCTTATTCAAATCTACATGCAAGCCGCAATCCGCTGGGCAGAAGGGTCCATGCGCCGCACGATCTATGCACGCCCGCATTTGTGGGTTTTGCGCGAGTTTCCGCAAGATCGTTACAGCGAAATTCGCCTGCCGCGCGGCAAGACGCAGAGCGTCGCAAGCATCGCGTATTCGTCCGGCGGGAGCCTCGTGACGCTTACCGGGCCGTCCTCCGGCTCACCAGCCGGGACAGGCTATCAGGAAGACCTGACCGGAGATGATGGCGGCGTTCTGATGCCGCCGCGCGGGCAAGGCTGGCCGCAGGCTGACAGCGATGTGCCCGCGCCGGTCATAATCAATTTCACGGCTGGATATCTCACGGCGGAAGTCCCTGAAGACATCATTCACGGGATCCTCTTCGCCGTATCCGATGCCTTCGAACTTCGCGGCACGGGCGATTTCACCGTCTTTGGACGGAACTTCGAAACGCGCGAAATCCTGATTTCGCCTTATCGTTTGAAGCGCTTCTACTGATGCAAACACAATCCGGTCACGGCTCACGCCAACAGCCCGACGAACTGTGCGACTTTATCGACCTTCTGAAGGCTGAAAATGTTCGCAGCTACCTCGAAATCGGAGCCTGTCACGGCGACACCTTTCACGCCGTCATGTCGGCTTTACCGAAGAATAGCAAGGGCGTCGCTGTCGATCTGCCTGAATCAGCCGCATGGGGCAAGCCGAACAGCCGGGCCGCGCTGGAGGCCGCTATCGATGATCTGATCGAGAAGGGATATAAGGCCGATGCCGTTTGGGGCGACAGCGCCAGCGATGAAGTCAAGCAGACCGTATTTTTAAATCAACCTTACGATGCTGTTTTTATCGACGGCGATCATCGCTATGACGGCGTGAAAGCCGATTGGCTGGCTTATGGGCCATTGGCGCGGATTGTCGCCTTTCATGATATCGACGGAGACGGGCAGGCGACGAAGAACGGGCAGATGCGCGTTGAAGTCCCGAGGTTGTGGCGTGAGATCAAGGGCGATTATCGGCATAGCTGCGAGATTATCGGGGCTAAACGTGGCATGGGAATCGGCGTGCTTTGGCGATGAGAAAAGCAGTCGTCGTTGCCCGTGGCAGGTTCGGGCATCAGCATGATTTCGGCGGCGCATTCGTCGAGGGCCTGAAAAAACGTGGCTGGCAAGCGTCGCTCGAATCCAATGCAGGCCGATGCGATTTGCTTGTCTTGTGGAGCGTGCGGAACCGTCCGGCGATCGCCAGTCAGTTGGCTGCTGGCGGTGAAGTCTGCATCCTTGAACGCGGCTATGTCGGAGACCGCTTCAGCTATACCAGCGTTTCATTCGGCGGCGGACTGAATGGCCGCGCGGAATTTCGCGGGCCTGCAGGTGATCCGAGCCGCTGGAATAAGCATTTCGCACCGTTCATGAAGCCGTGGCGGCGGAATGATGACGGTTACGCGCTGATCATGGGGCAGGTTCCCGGCGATTCCTCGATCCAGGATGTCGATATCGAAAGTTGGTACAGCCAAACCGCGAAAGCCTGCCAAAACGTCGGCATGGACGTGCGCTTTCGCTGCCATCCCCTTGCCGGAAAGCGCGGCGGATCGCGGGCGGCCGGCATCAAATGGATTGACGGCTCTCTCGATGACGCCGCGCGCGGTGCAAGAGTGGTCATAACCTACAACAGCAATTCCGGCGTTGACGCAGCTATGGCGGGCGTTCCTGTCGTCACGATGGATCGCGGCGCAATGGCCTGGCCGGTTGCCGGGCATCAGGTTGACGAAATCATTATGCCGGACCGCGAGCCGTGGGCGCATTGGCTGGCATGGACGCAATGGAGCCGTGACGAAATGGCAAGCGGTGAGTGTCTGGAGACAATCGGCTTATGACCGGCTCAGGCGACATGAATCGGCGCGCGACATTCCAGCGCGCGACCGTGACATTCGACAGTTTCGGCGGCGAGGTCGAGACATGGGGAACGCTGGCGAGCGTCTGGATCCACCGGCGCGATGCGAGCGCGGGCGAAAGCTACAAGGCGCAGGAAGTTGGCGGCAATCTGACGATGCGTTTCCGCATCCGCTACAGCTCGACAGTCGCCACGCTCAATCCGCGCGACCGCGTTCTCTACAATGGCCGCGTCTTCAACATCACCGGCGTCCGCGAGAAGCAGCGCAATCGCTGGCTTGAAGTCGATGCCGTCATTCAGCCGGACATTCAGGCCGAGCAAGACGGAAGCCCGTAATGGTCGAACGCTTCAAGATCGAGGGATTGAAGGAAGTGCAGGCGGCGCTTCGCGAGCTGCCCAATGCAACGTCTAAAAACATCATGCGTCGCGTGCTGCTCAAGCGTGCCGAGCCTGTTGCAGAAGCCGCTGAGGCCCGGGTGGCCGTCAGATATGGCTGGCTCAAAGGCTCTATCAACGTCAGTACACGGCTGACCCGACGCCAGAAGAAAAGGCACAAGAACGGCGGGCCGAATGACGTGGAGGTGTTCATCGGTCCCGGCAGCGATCCGGCGGCGCACAATCAGGAATTCGGAAATCGTTACCAGCCCGCGCAGCCCTTCATGCGCCCCGCGTGGGATGCAACGAAAATGGGCGTTCTGGAAGGCATCAAGGACGACATGTGGGCGGAAATAGAAAAGGCCGCTCAACGTCTCGCACGCAAGGCCGCGCGGGCAGCGGCTAAGGGGAAATAAGAGATTGAGCATCAGTCCGTCAGTGCTCCGAGGATTTTACGGAGTACCCATCCGATCAACGCAGATGCCAAGAGGCTCGTCCACTTTTCGCGAAGCCAACGCAAACCTGCATTCACCTTCATCCGGCAGAATCTTGCACGGGCTTCAAGTCTAAGTTTTCTGAAAATCGTGTTCATGGTCGCACCTCTCCGTAAAAAACGAATCGGTGCAGATCTCACTTAATTAGGCTGAGCAGGTTCGGCGCGGCCGTCAATCGTTAAATGCAACAAATTTACGCATGCTGATAAGCGTTCAACGCGTGAAGTGAAAATCATCCGAATCTTTTTACCAAGTTGCACTTGGGTAACATTCACACAATACGGCGCACTTCATGGAAGAAGCAATCAGGGCCCGCTTGCTGGCGACAGCAGGCGTGACGGCGCTCGTCTCGCAGCGCGTTTATTGCGGCTCACGCTCGCAAGGCGGCACGCTTCCCGACATCATCATAAATCGGGTCTCCGGCGCTCCGGTCTATACGGACGACGGCGCGTCCGGGCTTGCCAGCGCGCGGCTGGACATCGACTGCTGGGGGATGACCTACGCATCCGCGAAAGGCGTGGCGCGCGCCGTAATCGCTGCGCTCTCAATCTTTACGGCGAACAGCTCGCCGACCGAAACGATCGGCGGGACCGTATTCCAAAACATCCTGCTGGACGCAGAGCGGGACTTTCGGGAAGGCGGCGGCAACGTTCCCGAATATCTCTTCCGCACAAACCTGGACTTCATCATCTGGTTTCAGAACTAGGAGAATTTAGAAATGGTCGCAATCGTAGGCCGGACTATCAACGTCTATTGGGGAAATGAATCCCCGCAGCCCCTTGTTGCGGGCATCCGAGAAAAGGGGATCGAGTGCAACGGCGAAGCCGTGGACATCACGAACGATGACTCATCGGGATGGCGCGAGCTGCTGGACGCGGCGCAAATCAACATGGTGAATATTCCATGCTCCGGCGTGCTTCTCAATGACACGCTCCGGGCCGATTGGTTCGCAGGCGCAAGCACACCCGGACGCCGGTTGCAGGCGGCTGCCTTCGAATATCCCGACGGCGGCGTTGTCTCCGGCGATTTCTATCTCGCCGAATATTCCGAGAGCGGCACGCATGACGGCGAAGTCACTTTCGAGGCGACTTTCCAGAGCAGCGGCGTCGTTGCGTACACACCGGCGGCTTGATGATGCAGTCGGTTTTCACAGACATTGAGCTTGAATGGGAAGGCCGACTCTTCATCATCAAGCCTCACAAGGTCATGGGTGCAATAGCCCGGATCGAAGAGCATATCACGCTTGCCGAGTTGCAGGCGTATTCGCAGAAGGGGACCGCGCCGCTCGCCAAGCTCTGCATGGCCTATGGTGCGGTCCTGCGTTATGCCGGCGCGGCTGTTTCCGATGATGCCGTCTACGCGAAAGCCTTTGACGAGCCGGAAGCGCAACAGGTCGTAATGACTGCGGTCATGAACCTCATGCAGATGATGCTTCCGGCACAAGCACGGGCACGCCTGCAAGAGCTGATGAATGCCCCGGACGAGGCACCGGACGGGGAAACCCCCACGGGAAACCCGCCAGCGACCGCCAAGGCTTCGTTGAGCAAGCCTACAAAGCGGCGGTCGCGAAAGGCCGCTGGGTAACGCCCAAACAGTTCTGGCGTCTTCATCCGCAAGAATTCTGGTGGTTGCTGGAAGCCAACAAGCCGCGTGCCGTCTACGGCAAGAAATATCAGCTCACTGAAGATGAAGCCGATCAAATCCTGAAGGACTTACGGTCACATGGTAAGCTCAGTCGTAGGCGCTCTGCGCGTTGTCCTGGGGATGGACGCGGGGGAGTTCAAGAAGGGCGCAAAGGAAGCTGAAGGCGATCTCGACAAACTCGGGAAGCGCATGAAAAAGCTCGGGGCGAATATGGCCAAGGTCGGCGGCGTCATGTCGGCGACGGTCACGGCTCCGCTTGTGGCTTTTGCAAAAGTCAGCGTCGATAAATTCCAGGTGCAGGAAAAGGCCATCGCAGCCGTTGAGGCGGCGCTCAAGTCTATGGGCCAGGGCGCGGGCTTCACGTCGAAGCAGCTCCAGGACATGGCGTCAAACCTGCAAAACGCCTCCACCTTCGGCGACGAGGACATTCTGAACAAGGTCACGGCCAACATGCTGACCTTCGGAAATGTCACGGGCGAAGTTTTCGAGCGCGCTCAACAATCCGCCCTCGATCTGTCCGCCCGCTTGGGCCAAGACCTGCAAAGCTCGACCATCATGCTCGGCAAGGCGCTCAATGAGCCTGCCAAGGGTTTGACCGCTCTGACTCGTGTCGGCGTCTCATTCACCGAACAGCAAAAAGAGCAGATCAAGGCGATGGCCGAAGCCGGGGATGTCGCGGGCGCTCAGCGTCTCATGCTGTCTGAACTTGAGCGCCAGTACGCCGGACAGGCGAAGGCGATGGCCGACACGACCGGCGGTCAGATGCAGCAGCTCTCGAACGCCTGGGGCGACTTTCAGGAGCAGATCGGGGCAATCGTCGCGCAAGTTCTTCCGCCGCTGGTGGACGCGCTCAAGGGCGTTGTGAGCTGGCTTCAAAGCCTCGATCAGGACACGCTGAAATGGGTTGTCGGCATCGGGGCCGTGGTCGCGGCGGTCGGGCCGCTGCTGGCGATCCTTGGCGGCATGGTGGCGGGCATCGGTGCGCTTGTGCCGGTCATCGCGGCGGTTGGAACCGGGCTTGCCGCGCTTGTGGTGGCGTCCGGGCCTATCGGACTGTTCATCGCGGCAGCGGCAGCAGCTACAGCCGCATGGCAGCTCTGGGGCGACAGCATCACGGCGCTGTTCACGTCAATCACGGAATTCATCGGCTCGAAATTCACGTGGATTCTGGAGAAGACCACGGCTGTGACCGACGGCATTCAAGGGGCCTGGCAGTATCTCAAGGATACGCTCGTCGGCAACTCGATCATCCCTGACATGGTAGACCTGATCGGGGGCGAGTTTCAGCGGCTCGACAACCTCGTCACCAGTGCCACCGCGAAAACCGTCTCGACGCTGGAGCGCGGCTACGGCAGTGCAGCCAAATCCACCACCAACATGGTGAGCGGCATGGCGAACGACATCAAGGGCACGCTCACGGCGCTGTTCGGCGACAGCAAGGCGGCGTCGATCGCACAGGCGATCATCTCGACCTATACCGGCATGAGCCGGGCGCTTGAGCTTCCCTATCCGGCCAACCTTGCCGCGATGGCGCATGTGGCCGCACAGGGCTTCGCCAATGTCGCGGCGATCAAGAGCACGAATGTCGGCTCCAGTTCCGGGGGCGGCGGTAGCGCCGGGGCGGCGGCAGGCGCGGGCGCGACTGCGGCGGCAGCGCCGCAGCAACAGCAGAGCTTCACCATCAACCTTGAAGGCGACAGGTTCGGGCGCGAGCAGGTGCGCAATCTGATCAGCGATATCAACGACGCCATAAGCGATGGCGCGGTTATTCGGATGCAAGCTGCATGAGTGTCGTAATTTCAGGCAGCCTCGTTCTTGGCGACATAGCGTCCGGCGGCGGCGTCATCAACGCCAACAATCCCCTTGTGGGCTGGCAGAGCCTTGTGACGCCGGGCAACATATCGGCCACGACAGCGGCGACCGGCTTTCCGGCTTCGAACCTTGCGAACCCGTCCACAAATCTGCGCTGGGAAGGCGTCGCCGGATCACCGGAAGCCGACGAATATATCACGATGGCGCTGAACACTGCCGAGCTTATCGATTATGTCGGCATCGCCCGGCACAATTTCGGAGGCGCGCAAATCCCGGTCTCGATCGAGGCGCTCGACGCGGACGCCAGCCCGGAAACGTGGAACGAGATTGTCGCCGATGTGATCCCGCCCAATGACGGGCCGCTGCTGTTCCGCTTCACGCCGCAAGCGGTTTCATCGATCCGCATAAGGATGCAGCCGGGCAGCGAGGCACCGACGGCGGCGGTCGTCTATTGTGGCAAGCTGCTCGTGCTTCAGCGCCGCATCTATGTCGGCCATACGCCTATCACGATGGGCCGGAAATCGAAGGTCACGAATGCGCGCAGCGAAAGCGGCAACTTCCTGGGGCGCATCGTCACCACCCAAATGACCGGCACGAAGGCCGATCTGCCGAACCTCACGCCGGCATGGTATCGCGCCAATCTTGAGCCGTTCATTC